CTCTCATTACATTCTAAAAGAACACAAAAACTAACATTACCTGGCAGATCATGGATCAAGGCCAAATAAACCAGTTTACACAAAGAATAGATGCTGCAAACTCTGCTGAGGTGGCTCTATTCATAGACACTGACCTATACGAAGCAAGGCATAACTACTTTGGTCGAGAACTATGCCAGTCCATTGGGATCCCTTATAGGAATGATGTACCAGCCAATACTATTTTGGAAGCTGCCATTCCTGAGCTAGTTGGAACAGATTTTTTCGTAAAATGCTCTCCTGATAATTTCGCTATTAGAGATGGAGTAACCTTCATAATTGATTATAAAGTGACTGTAACCGATGAAACAATCCAAACAGCATACAATAAATATTATGAAATGTTTGAACCATACTTCAACGAATATGGCAGACAGTTTGAAATCGTAATAGTATCATGCCATCCCAACAGTGGGGTTATAAAACACACAGGTGTATTATTTGACAATTATTTTCATATAGGGGACATGGACCTAGACTTTACATGGTTCTTTAACCTTAAACAAGCACTGTATGATAAATTCAGAGAGGATGAAGTTTTCCTAGCCCACGCTGGCCCTGGTGAATTCGCCATGACTACACCCTGGTGTATGGATGGTGCAGACTTAGATATTGATGAAGAGTTTATGAGGTTTATGGCAACATTGGAAAAGCCAGAGCAAATTCTTTTCAAGGAAGCAATGGCATATGACCCATTTACTGCAGACAAGTGGTCAGATTTCTTGATCCAAACAAAATCTAAATATAAAGAGGACTATTACAGTTATGTGACTGAAAGTGCAAGAGACATATTTTCCTTTGGGAAAAAGCTAGAAAAGCCAAGCCATGATGAGATTGAACTAGGCTGGTTCGAGATGTATTGTAGGTTGCAAGAAGAAAGAAATATGATTAGAGATCCGATGAAACAGAAGCCAAGTATCCATTGTATTTGGTCCATGCCAGATTCTAAAAAGAAGAATGATCAGATATCAAAACTGACTACATTTTCAAGAAAGATGAGAAAAATTAAGTCAACTGATCAATATGCAGAAATTTTCCGTAGAATTGGGGAAAATTTTGATATATCCACAGATCCAGAGTCATACACCCAATTCTGCACCAGGATAAAAAATGAATCTAGACTCCTTGAAAAGGAAAGGAAGTCAAAGAAAGTAGAACCAATAATTGTAGGAACCTCTCAAGTCTTGTGGGAACAACAATTCAAAATGGACCTTAATCCTATTACGCCCTTACAGCAATCCTCTTTCAAAAAGAATTTCCTTGGTATAGGAAAGGGGAAAAGATTTGCAATCAGGACAGAAAATGACGTAGACGTAGAAAAGCCCAAGATACTTGACTTTGAAGATTCAGTTGTAATCAGAGCTGCGCAAGAGATGATGTGCAATACAAAAGGTTTACTTGGGAGGAGAACAAACCTGGAAAAGATTGGCTGCTTCATTGATGAATATAAATCAAAAATTTCAGGAGCATCCAAAGAGACATGGGAGACTATAGAGAGGATTGCATCCACAAACTACTGGGCTATGGTCAATGATTACTCAATTTTAATGAGGAATATATTAAGCTCATCTCAATACAACAAGCACAATACATTTAGAGTTTGCTTTTGTGCAAATAATTCTATGATGGCAATTGTTTTCCCAAGTTCTGACATAAAGACGAAACAGGCAACTACATGCTTTGCAACTATAGCAATACACAAAAATCGAGATGATGTTCTAAATCCTGGATGCTTGTACAAGACATTTGAAACTGAAGAAGGTTTTATCTCTATTTCAAAACCAGTCAGACTTGATAAAGAACGATGCCAGAGAGTTGTGACAAGCCCTGGACTCTTTCTACAGAGCTGCATTTTGATGTATAACAACAACCCGACAATTAAGCTTGATGATGTGATGAATTTTTGTTTGTATACATCATTATCAATCACTAAACCACTATTGACATTGACAGAGCCTTCCAGGTACATGATCATGGATTCGTTAGCAATCACCAGCTCTGTTAAAGGATACATTGGAGAAAAATTTAATCCAATGACAAAGACATTATTCTCAGTATATATGGCACGCCTAATAAAAGATGCTTGCTCAGATGCATTTAGCCAGAAGCATTTGATACAGCCTAGGAGAGTAGCCCTAGATGATTATGATATAACACAGAAGGGTGTTGAAGAAACTAGGCTATTGAAATCGATTTGGTTCCGAGGATTTGTTTCCCTCAAGGAGTATATAAACCAAATTTATCTGCCATTCTATTTTAATGCAAAGGGATTACACGAAAAGCATCATGTCATGATCGATTTAGCCAAGACAGTTCTCGAGATAGAGAGCGAACAAAGAAGAGAAAATTACTTTCCATGGTCAGACACACCGAAACCACAGAGTGTTAATTTGAAGGTATTAATATATGGCTTAGCTAGACAGCTACATACAGACACTCAGAGGAAATCATATTTAAGGATGAAGATTGAAAACAGAAACAACTTTAGGAGGAAGATGTATACAATATCAACACTAACAAGTTCGAAGTCCTGTATAGAAGCAGGAGATTTCACAGACCAAAAAAGCCAAAACCTAAAAAAATCCCATAACATTGCAAATCCTGCATTTTCAGAGGAGTTTGAGGCAAATGTAAAGGTTGAGAAGTCAAATTACATTGACTTGAAGTCAAAAATCCCTGATTATATAGACATACAGTCGACAAAGGTTTTGATATGCTATACAAAAAGACAAGAAATGAAGAGACTAGGTGATGGGGGAGCTATAAAGTATATGCTACAGAGTATGCAGCGAAAGGAGGAATATGTATTTTCTTTCTTTAACAAAGGCCAAAAGACAGCAAAGGATAGAGAAATATTTGTGGGGGAATATGAAGCTAAAATGTCGCTATATGTGATTGAGAGGATCATGAAAGAGCTTTGCAAAAGCAATCCTGAAGAAATGATCTCAGAACCTGGCGACAGCAAATTGAGGATCCTGGAAAATACTGCAAATTCAGAAATAAGGGAGCTGATCTCTCTTTCAAAGCAGAACAGGCAAGAAGTTGAGAATGATCCAAATGTAGTAAAGAAAAAACCATTGAAAATTGACATAAATGCAGACATGTCTAAATGGAGTGCACAGGATGTAACATACAAATATTTCTGGCTAATAGCATTAAACCCGATACTATACCCAGAGGAAAAATCCAGCATAATCAAGTTTTTGTGCCGGTATATGAACAAAAAGCTGATTTTGCCTGATGCAATGGTTAATTCTATCTTCGACCAATTCAAGCTGTATGAACATGATATAATTAAAGACATGACAAATGATTTTAAGCAAAACTGGGTAAGCATAAGAAATAATTGGTTCCAAGGGAATCTAAACTACACATCGTCATACATCCATACTGTTAGTATGGCAACATATAAGGACATATTGAAGAAAGCAATGGAGTGGTTGGAAGGCACAGCTCATGTTTCCAGCTTGGTTCATTCTGACGACAATCATACTTCAATTATACTTAACCAAGGTAGAATCGGAGATGACGATCTGATTAGGTTTTGCTATGATGCATTTGTCCTTGTATGCCTGACACATGGGAACCAAGTGAATAAAAAGAAAACATATGTTACAAATGGATTGAAGGAATTTGTTTCACTCTTCAATATCTTTGGAGAGCCATTTTCAGTTTATGGCAGATTCTTATTGACATCTGTGGGTGACTGTGCATACTTGGGCCCTTATGAGGATTTAAGCTCAAGACTGTCAAGTGTGCAAACTGCAATTAAACATGGGTGCCCGCCTTCTTTTGCATGGGTTTCAATTGCAATGGCTCAATGGCTCAGTTATTCAACATACAATATGCTGCAAGGCCAATATAATGACCCGTGCGATGCCCTTTTAATACAGGACAGATTCAAGATACCAATAGAATTGGGCGGTCTCATTGATTGCCCGCTCCACGTCCTTGTTCTCCTTGGATTGGATGCTGTTAATGTGTTTAATCTATACAAGATAATTAAAAAGCTTTCCCCAATCATACTGAGAGGAAATAGGATAGAAGATATAATACAAACATCGCCAAAGTGGAGAGTTGGTGATCTCTCGGATGAAGATGTGTTTCAGCTAAAGATCATGAGGTACGTCACACTTGGTGTTGAAATTGACTCTGCATCAAAGATGGGTGAAACCTCTGACATGAGAAATAGGTCCATACTTACACCACGGAAATTTACCACTCAAAGAGCATTATCAAGATTGGAATCGTATAAAGATTACAAAGCAATGGTAGCATCTGATATAGAATACAACAACAACCTCCAATACATGCTTGAACATCCAGAATTACTTGTCACTAAAGGAGAATGCTCTGAAGACTACACAAATACGATACTATTCCGATACAACTCAAAAAGGTTTAAAGAAAGCCTCTCCATACAAAATCCGGCACAGCTATTTATTGAACAAGTGCTCTTTTCGAAAAAGCCAACTATCGATTACACAAGGATCCATGACAAGTTTACAAGAACACAAGAAAGAGATGACTCTCAAATAATAGGGAAAAAAACAATAAGAGAAGCACTTGAATCAATAAGACGAGATTTGAAGTTCTACACAGTTGAGATTGAGGATATTATGACTATAATGAATTGCATAGTGGTTAATGACCCGCTGGCGGTCACATCGATTAATGCTGAGATTTTACACGTCTTAACCGACTCAAAAAAGAGAACAGGATTGACTTGCAGCACAATGCCCGAGTTCAGAAATATCAAAATAATAAACCACAGCCCGGCAGTAGTAATTAGAGCATATGTAAACCCTGGATTTTGTCCTGCTGGCGCAGATTATAGAATACTAGAACGGGATGTCTGGTTCTTGCAGGAATTCATCAATGAGACAAAAATTAGAGATAGAGCCCTTCAGAATATTCAAATAAATGAGCTTAGCAAGGGAGAGAAAGATTTAGCATTTGAAATCCAAGAATGGACCAGATTTTATCAATCCTGCTATAGCTATATAAAGGCAACTGAGCATAAAGTTAAAATGTTCATAATCCCAACTAAAGTTTCAACAGCAACTCAATTTTGTCAAGCAGTTATAGGAAACTTGAAACATGATAGTGTTTATTATGGTTGCTACTTTCAAAAAAATGCAATTGGGTATAATCAGAAAGGGATGGTTTCACAGATACATGACATGGCCATATTGACAGCAGATGAATGCTTTCGGCTTATTTGCCATTTTTCAGATCAGATCATATCAAAGCAACATAGAGTTTATTTTCTTAAGAAATTAATAGAATCTTATAAATTTAGAGGACACTCAGTTGTTGAACTCTTAAATAGGCTGCTGGAGTCAAATAAGCGAACCTCTTTTATACCACTCTTGTTTCACTTGGGGGAACTAACTGAAGAGGATCTGGATCGATTTCAGAATGAATTGGGGCAGAAGAATGTCACATGGAACAAATGGCAGACCAATAGAAATCTAAATACAGGCCCAATCGACCTAATGATAACCACAGACACTGCAAGCTTGATATTGAAGGGTTTTGACAATACTCTTGAATACTCAAGAATGTGCATATCCAACCCAACATATGCAAATATAAGAAGTGCAGGGCGAATGCTCCTCAATTCAAGGCATGGCTTGAACCTAGAGACATTGGACTCTTGCGAAGTAAGCCCAAAGTTATGGTATATTTGTTCACAGCGAAGGAATGCTAAGAGGATTTTTTATGATGTCAAGAAGGGTTCTGACGTTTTGGGGGAGAATGCTGCAAATGCTGCTGAAGGAAGACGATCATACCAAGTTATTGCACATTGTGAGATGGAAGTTGTATATAGCCAAAAAGAACCAAGACTAGATTACCAAAGCATCGAGATTCTTAACTCAGAAGATGTCTATTTGTCTAAGTTAATAATCTCTGAGAGTATGTACGCGACTGTTAGAAAAATAGACCTTTCAAAAATGCAAGACTTTGTGGGCCCTGACCTAGTTTCTAGTAAGTTGAATATAACCAAGCTAATGAAATCAAGGACGTTAATGTCATGCAATTATGACAATGTCATTTCTGCAAGTTTGATGGAACTCGCCGGGGTGATGGACTGTAAAGGAACAAATGAAGATTTTAGCTTTGACTTTCTGAGCGATGAAGTAATGGATGCTGATGAATTCGATGTTATTGAGGCAACACCTAATTTAAAAATTCAGTATGGCAAGAAAGGGCAATCTTACATGACTCTACAGAGCGCCTTCCATGAGATTATAAATTTAAAGTCTGAACTCTTTAAGAAGACGCTTACATTTGCAGGACCTGAATTTTATTCACCTGAGAACATAGTAGTGCTGACAAATTTTATCGCAATGACTAGAATGTTAGAATTGGAAGGCGAAGCATTGGAAATCTCAAATGTTCTACATCTTATTTTTGCATCCAATGACAAGGATCCTATGTATCACATGGCAGAAATAAGTCAAGAATTCATGAGTGGAGATCAACCAAATTACAGACATTTAAACATGTTAATAGACAGCATGAAATGTAAGCATGAAAACATCTGGTCCTTTTTATTTACGAAAGCGTCCATACAGATAGTCCAAGCTCTACGGAGAAGAGAGTCAGAGAGTCAAATTGATATAGTCTCCTTAATCAGGCAGATTAGCAGGAGAGTACCAAATCAAAGCGATTTCAATTTTTCAAGAATAAGAGTTCTGAGGCTTTGTGTAATTTATAACAAAAATGTTTGCACTTTGTGTAAACAAACAAAACAGTTCAATATATGAGAGAGCACAAGTCTGAACTCTTTAAGAAGACGCTTACATTTGCAGGACCTGAATTTTAT